TTTCTATCAGGGAACTTCAGTTGATGTTAAGAGAGCATTTACATTAACTCATGAAGATAGACCCATTTTCCAAAGAAACTTCGATGGAAGCGACTCTACAGTTCTTGATTTAACTAACAACACGATTACAATACCTGAACACTTCTTTGTCACTGGAGAATCAGTCAATTATTCTTTAGGAATCTCTACACATACTCAAGTTGGAATTGCAACAACTACTTTTGCAGGTATTGGTTCCACTTCTTTACTACCCACAAATACTCAGGTATTTGTTATAAAAGAAAATGACACAACCATTAAACTTGCAAGTTCTGCTCAAAACGCTTTGGCTGCCATTCCAACTGCAATAGAATTTACGAGCATTGGTCTTGGTACATTCCACACATTGACTGCTGAAAATCAAAATAGTAAGTGTTTAATAGCACTTGATAACTTTATTCAAAATCCAATCGTTTCAACTGGAACAACATCTGTCTTGACAGAACCAGTATTATTAACGGACACAAAAATTGCTGTTGCTGGTATTAACTCTGTATTTGGGGGAGACCTTATTCAGGTCGCTGGCGAGATAATGAAGATCAACACTGTTGGTTTTGGATCAACAAATGTTATTCTCATTGATAGAGGTTGGATGGGAACTGGTATCACCACTCATCCCGCTGGTATTGCTGTAACCGTTGTTGACGGTGCTTATAACATCATTGATAATACTATTAACTTCTACACAGCACCACAGGGAGCAACACCTATTAGTTCTACCACAAACCCACCAGACGAACGAGACTTTACAGGTATCACTACTTTCTCTAAGTTCCAGGGAAGAACATTCTTAAGATCTGGTAATATTGATAGTTCAGATTCTGCATATAATACTAACTATGTCTTTGATAGTATCGCTGATCAGTTTGATGCTACAACAAAGAGATTCACTCTGAAGTCTCAAAACAGAGACGTAACTGGTTTCTCTACAAATAACGCAGCAATCCTTATTAATGGAATATTCCAAGGACCCACAGGACAACTTAGTGCAACTCAAGACTACAGTCTTTCTGAAGGATCAGGTATTAGTAGTATAACCTTTGCAGGTTCTGCTACATCAGTTACTAATGACCCTAACACATCATCAATACCTGTTGGTGGATATATTGTTTCTGTTGGTTCTACTGGTGGTCTTGGATATCAACCTTTGGTTGCTGCAGGTGGCACAGCAGTTGTTTCAACTGCAGGAACTATTACTTCCATCGCTATCGGAAGAACCGGTTCTGGATATAGAGCAAACCAAATCGTAAATGTTGGTGTTACTACCAGTAATACTGGAACACCTGCAATTGAGTTTATTGGAACTGCTGCTATTAGTAATGGTCACATTGTAAGTATTGCAGTTACCAATCCTGGTTCTGGATATGTTCAAGGTTCTGAACCTATTGTAATATTTGATGCACCTCTTTCTTATTCTAATATTCCTCTAGTTTATAGTGATACATCCTCAGGTTTTGGAACTGAAGCAACAATTGATATCGTTGTTGGACAGGGTTCTAGTGTAATCGACTTTGAAATTAGAAACACTGGTTATGCATATGGTCAGGGTCAAGTTTTAACTGTTCCCACTGGTGGTGCATCAGGTATTCCAACTGATACAAACTATACTTTTGAGGAGTTCCAAATAACAATTGATAAAACCGACTCAGATAAATTCTCTGGATGGCACTTTGGTGAGTTGGAAGTTCTTGATAAGTTTGAAAATGAATTTAATGGAGTTAATAGGCAGTTTACTATTCAAAGAAATGGTTCTCCGGTTACTATTAGAGCAGCAGTTGGATCTAATATTGATGTAAAGGCAACTCTTCTAGTTTTCCTTAATGATATTTTACAAGTTCCTGGTGAGGCATATACATTTGATGGTGGGAGCACAATATCATTTGCTGAAGCACCTAAAGGACCTGAAGATGATGGAACGTTTACTGGTGATAAGTGTAAAGTTCTCTTCTATAAGGGATCGGGTGATGTTGATGTAACATTCCGAGATGTTCTTGAAACTGTTAAAGATGGAGACCTATTTAGCATTAGAGGTGATCAAGAGTTAGTCCCTAACTCCTTCGATCAAAAAGAAAGACTTATAACCAGTATTTTTTCAGGTGATACTGTTATCACTAATCCTTACTCTGATAGAGGTATTGATTCCAACCCTGATCATGCAAGAACTGTTACTTGGTGTAAGCAAACTGTCGATAAAGTTATCAACGGTAAGATTATTAGTAAGAAGAGAGTTCTTAATGAAGCACTTATTAACCCTAGAACAAATATTATTCAATCTGTAGGTGTTGGTTCCACGCAACTCTTTGTTGAAAGTGTCATTCCTTTCTTCAACCCAAATGATGAAAATCAGACCACTAGACTGGTTCAGACTGTAAGTATCGTATCTCAAGATAACTTGGTTGGTGCTGCTGCTACTGCTGTAGTTTCTGTTGGAAACACTGTTGAGTCTATCATTATTGGTGCTGGGGGCACAGGTTATACATCTGCTCCTAGCGTGACTATTGAGACACCTGTTGGTCTTGGAACCACTGCACGCGCAACCGCTACAGCAACTCTAACAGGCGATACCGTATCGTCTATCACAGTTTCCACACCTGGTGTTGGTTATACCAGAACATCTGTCCCACAGGTCCTTATAGAGGCACCTAGCGTAACTAGAGAGACTAACAATACATCACTCTACGCAGGTGATTTTGGTGACATTGTTGGTATCACTTCTACATCAGTTAGTGTTGCGTCCACTGGTTTTGTAATGCAGTTCTTCATCCCCGTTGATTCTTTCCTAAGAGACACAAAGGTTGTTGGCGCAGCTGTGACTTTAAGTGACATTTCTGTTGGCGACTACTTCACTGTCAGAAATAGCAATGTTGGTAGTGGAGTTACCTCACTTTATCAGACGGGCAGCACACTGGGTGTCACGACACAGTTCTTAGATGCTGTTTACGAAGTTGCTGCGGTGTCTGTAGCACAAACTGCTGTTGCAGGTGTAGGTATTACTTACGTCAAGAATGTCACTGTAAGCGTCGAAGATCTTGGTAATATCAGTGGAATAGGTCTGACTGAATTCTATGGTCAGTTCTCCTGGGGTAAGATAAACTTGGGATCAAGAACAAATGCTGTTGCATTTAATGCTTATACATTAAATGGTTCATCTGGTATTTCAACCGGTGGTGTTATCAACCGTATTGAACCTTTGAAGTTTGTTGGGTACTCTACAACATAACCTATAAATAAGTAAAAAAACTAGGCTCAAATGGCTGCGATTATAACTGAACAACTTCGTATTTTAAACGCAAAGGATTTTGTTGCTAGTGTTGCATCCACTAGCAACTCTTTCTACTCGTTTGTTGGTTTGCCTAACCCAACGGACGTTGCTGCAGGTTGGGATAGTGATCCACCGGATCCTAGAGATAATTTTAATGAAGAGAATGATTATTGGGATACAATGATCGCTCTTAAGAAAATTGATATCAATGATGTAAAACAAGTTGTAAGAAAAGTAACCTGGAGATCAGGAACAACTTATGACATGTATAGAAATAATGTAAGAGCAGAAGATACTTCGCAACCATCTAATGCTGCTAGTCTTTATGATGCAAATTATTATGTAATGAACTCTGATTACAGAGTTTATATTTGTCTCCAAAATGGCACTAACCCCGAAAACCCAAGCGGTAGAGCATCGCTTGATGAACCAACATTCACTGACTTAGAACCTAGAGAAGCGGGCACAAGTGGTGATGGATATGTATGGAAATATCTGTATACCATTGCTCCTAGTGATATTGTAAAGTTTGATTCTACAAACTTCATGCCAGTCCCCAAAGACTGGACTTCAACAACAAATCCTAATATTTCTGCTGTAAGAAATAATGCTGAATCTAGTGGTCAACTAAAAATTGTAAAAATTACTAATAGAGGAGTTGGTTTAGGCACAGCTAATAGAACTTACACTAGAGTTCCTATTCAGGGAGATGGAAGTGGTGCAGAATGCACGATCTCTATCAATAATAATTCTAAAGTTGAATCTGTAACTATCTCTAAGGGTGGTTCTGGATATACTTTTGGAACTGTTGATTTAGCATCTGGAAGTGTTCCAACAGGTTCTACATCACCAATATTTGATGTTATTATTCCTCCTCAAGGTGGACACGGTGCTGATATTTACAGAGAGTTAGGAGCAAGAAATGCACTTATCTATTCTAGAATTGAAAATGATTCTGAAAACCCAGATTTCATTACAGGCAATGAAATTGCTAGAGTTGGTTTAGTCCAGAACCCTAAAGCATACAATACTACTACAAACCTTGAAACTGGTAAAGCTGCAGCAACTTATGCACTTAAACTAACAGGAACTGGTTACAGTTCCGCCACATTTACTGCTGACGCATTAATTACACAAACTATTGGTATTGGTTCTACGGCAGTTGGTAGAGTGGTTTCTTATGATCAAACCACTGGAGTTTTAAAGTATTGGCAAGATAGAAATGTTGCAGGTTTCAATACCGATGGAACTAGAAATACTACACCAGAATATGGATTCAAACTAAATCGTTTTACAACTGATATTAGTACAGAAGGTACATTTAATATTGTTGGTGGTTCCGCAACTTTAGCAATTCAAACTTCATTTACGGGTATTTCTACCGAAATAAATAGTCGTACTTATTACCTGGGGCAATCCTTCTCAGAGGGTGTTGCTCAACCTGAAGTTGAAAAATATACGGGTAATATCATTTACGTAGATAATAGACCCTCTATAACACGTTCATCAAGTCAAAAAGAAGATATCAAAATTATCTTGCAGTTCTAAGGAATTATGTCACAGGAAACCAACCTCAACGTCGCCCCATATTTCGACGACTTTGATCCTTCTAAGGAGTATTATAAGGTACTATTCAAACCTGGTTATCCGGTTCAGGCAAGAGAGTTAACTTCTCTGCAGTCTATACTGCAAAACCAGGTTGAGAAGTTTGGTCAACACTTCTTTAAAGAAGGTGCTAAGGTTATTCCTGGAAATACTTCATATTCTACTAATTATCGGTGTGTAGTTCTTGAAAATACATATCTAGGTATTCCTTTATTTGATTATATTGATCAAGTTGTTGGTGCTGAAATTACAGGACAAAATTCTGGTGTAAGGGCAGTTGTAGA